CTCCACCGCCTCGCCGTACTGCGAGCGCACCTGCTCGGGCGCCTCAGGCGTTGTCGTTGTCTGTGTCATTGTTTCCGTTGTGTTCTTGCGTTTCCATGCCGCTCGATTCGCTGCTTTCGTGGGCGAGTTTTTCGCTGTACTGCCCAAAGTACTCGAGGGCAATCTGGTTGACTTGCACCGTGTGCACGTCGCCGCCGGTTACCGGGTTCAGGTCTTCTTTCATCCGCACCTCGTTGATGGAGACCACGCCAGCCTGCAGCATCTGGGTGTAGAAGTTCGCGCGGGCCGCCATGTCGCCGCGGTACAGGTCGGTCATGTCGTGGCGGCTGTAGATCTGCGGCCGCTGAAAGCTTTGGATCAGCTTGCGGTCCACTTCCTGCTGCAGCCGCACCGCCCATGGCGTGATGGTGTGGCGAGCGAATTGGATGGACTGCTGCTCCACGTTGTTGAATGTCGACTGGCCAGGCACCTGAACGAGGTCAGGCGGCACACTGAAGATGCGGCAGATTTCTTCTGCCTGAAACTTGCGCGTCTCGATGAACTGCGCCTCGTCGGGAGGGATGGTCAGCGCCTGATACTTCATACCGTAGCTAAGCAACTTCACGCCTGCGTCGCTGCTCTCCTTCCACGACTTTGCCAGCTGCGCCAGCTGCTCCTGCTTCATCGGCTGCTCGGGAGCGAGGATGCCGGTAGGCCGTGCACCGTTGCCGAAGTAGTCGGCGCCATAGTCCTGCACCGCCTTCGCCAAGCCGAGGTTCTCGCGGTGCATACGGAGCGGGCTCATGCGGCCATGGTTGGCCAGCTCGAGCATGTTCTCGGGGCGCACGATGCCGAGGTCCTTGACGACGTACACCTTCTCGCCTGCGATAATCTTCGGCTCGACGTCGTAGTAGTGTAGGATGTCGAGCTGGGTGGCGTCGCCGCGGTTGTCGCGGGTGATCATGGCGTAGCCTACGCCGTACATGAGCGCTTGGGTGTAGAGCGCCTCCCAGAACTCGTAGGCCGTCTGGTAGCCGTTGGGCTCGTACCGGCACAGGTCAAATGCCGGATGGCTTTCGGCCAAGGTCACCTCGCGCCCGCTGCGTTGGTAGATGTTGAGGGCGAGTGACGCACAGGTCGACGATATCCGGTAGATGCACGCGTAGACGGTAGAGAGCGCAAGGGCGCCCTGCTCGGTGACGGTGACGCCCGAGCCGGTGTTCATGAACACGCCCAGCTCACGCGCAATGGTGGCGCTGTCGAACTTGCCCACACGGGCCCGCTTTTGGATGCCGAGGCGCTCGAGGATAGTAGCCATGTGCGCCAAAAGTACTCAAAGCGAAATAACGCCCCAGAACTCCTCGCCGCTGCCGCTCGTGCGGAAGTGGCTGTACTCGTTCATGGCAATGATGGAGGCGATGATGCCGTCTACCTTCTTGGTCTCGCTCCGCTCCTTGGTCACGCGCTTGTTCTCGTTCACGTCGGTGTACACCACCGCGCAGCCCATCTGCCAGCGCAGCACCTCGTTGCCGCCGTGCACGATGTTGCCCTGCATCACCTGCATCTCGAACTCCTTGGTGGGTCCGTTCATGGTGGTTATGTTCTGGGCCATGGGCCGCATGTCGACGTCCTCGCTGATGAGCTCACTGACGATGTAGGTCGAGAATCGCGGGTCGTATCCGATGGAGCGCAGGTCGTACTTGGCGGCCGCCTCGAGGATGTGCTCCTTTACGATGCGGAAGTCGGTGACGTTGCCGGGCGTCACGGTGATGTGGCCCTCCTTGGCGTAGCGCATGTAGTCGATGCCTGCGCTGAGCTTCTTGCTTTCGGCCTTGTCCTGGTTGACGAACTGGTGAACCTTGAGGTAGAAGCAGTCGGCCTCGTCGTCCCGGAACAAGAGCGCGAACGCCGTCAGGTCGGTGGTGGATGCCAGGTCGAGGCCGCCCCAGCAGGGGAGCCCGCGCAGCACCTCGTCGGGCGGGAGCGGGTCGGCACCGCGCATGAAGATGTCGTCGGGGATCCACGCGGTCTCAGCCGTCGTCCACACGTTGAGGTTCAGCCGCAGGAACGTGTTGAGGTAGCTGGGTACGTTCTTGGCCTTTTGGACTTCTTGTTCGAAGTACTCCTTCCGGCAGATGCTGCCGTAGCCCGGGTTGGCTTTCTGCCAGGTCTCCTCCTGTGTCCAGTCGTCGTCCGGCTCGGCACCGTACAGGACCGGCAGGAACGTCTCGTCCACCAGCGTCCCGGCCTTCACCTGGCGGGCGTACTCGTGCACCTCCCAGCAGATGGAGTTCCGGTCGTGGCCCGCTGTGGTCAAGGCGATGATGAGCGGCTGGGTGCGGGCGCCAGTCGACGTGACGAGTACGTCCCACAGGTCGCGGTTCGGTTGGGTGTGTAGCTCGTCGAATATCACCGCATGGCAGTTGAACCCGTGCTTGGTGGAGGCCTCGGCGCTGATGGATTTGTAGAAGCTCGACTTGTACTCCACAGAGTTGCGCAGCACCTTGCACCGCTTCCGCAGCTCGGGGTTGTTGTGGATCATCTCCTGCGCGACGCTAAAGACGATGTTGGCCTGCTGCCGGTCGCCAGCCGCGGAGATCACCTCGGCACCCGGCTCGCCGTCGCTGAACAGCATGTACAGTGCGATGGCTGCCGAGAGGTTCGACTTGCCGTTCTTCCGCGGTATCTCGACGTAGCAGGTGCGGTACTTGCGCCGGCCGTCGGGCCGCTTCCACCCAAAGAGGGGGCGGATAATGTCGTCCTTCTGCCAAGGCTCAAGCAGAAACGGCTTGCCGCCCAGCTCGCCCTTGACGTGTGTGCAGAAGCGCTCGATGAAGTTCACCGCACGATCTGCGGCAGCTGCATCGTAGTGGTAGTCGGTCACCCGAAGTAGGTCTCGACGTCGGTCTCTTTCTCCTCCACGCCTTTCGCTTTCTGCTCAATCTTTGCAATCAAGGCTTGCTTGCGTAGGCGGGCCTCCTTAAGCTGCTGCCACTCGGGGCGGGCGCGGTTGTAAATGTCCCCACTGTTGCCGACGACCGCGTAGCAGGTGCCGTTCTCGTTGACGTATTCCTGCAAGGTTTCCTCCTCAATCTCGACGCAAGCCAAAGTCCAGATGAGCGCCTCAATCCCGGGTGTGATTTCGGTAGATGCGCCATACTCCTGCAGCCGCTTTTCAAATCGCTCCTTTTGCTTGCCGTTCATGGTACTCCTGTTTGGTCAAAGGTAGGATAGTGAAGTAGTGTCGTGCATAGCAGCCGTCTTGTATCACTTTTTTGCGTACTCCTTTGTAACATACACCATGCGCTTTCGCTGCGGCTTTTGTACTGTGGTATACCAGCTCACTGCCATCGGTTTGAATCACCAGTACAGGGTTGCGTACCAAGGCCGGGCGCTCCCATTTTACCATTGGCTTGCGCACCTTGTAGCGCATAGCCGCCGCTTCTTTATCTGACTTATAGCCACGCTGCAAAGCCTTGCCCAAATAAGTCCAACCAAATATGCTGTTGTCGGTCACTTCCTTGTAAGTGCTCCACCAGCGGCCGTTGTAATAGACCTTCAACTCACAATATCTCGGGCCTTTCCATTTTGGCTGTTTGGCTTCTTCGCGTTGAATGAGCTCGGCGTGCTTGCGCAACTCAATGTCGTCGTCGCTTGTGCATCCTTGCCCCATGTACTTTCTAACGCTTGCAATGCTGTACTTGCTTGATGCCGCCGCATCCACCAAGCTCGCGTGCATGCAACCGTTCCAGTGCATGCGTCGTGCGTTCCATCCGCCCGGGTTGTGATCCACTTCCTTCTTGATGTTCATGCACCGCTGGTCATCAATCACTGCGTCTATATGTTGCTGCTCAACCGCACGTAGTTCCTGCTTCATGCAGGTTGCCACTATCTTGAAGTTGAAGTCCTGGTACTTGTCAAAGACAGCTTGCATCTTGACGTTGTGGTGCCGCCTTCTTTCAAGCGTGCCGCGGTGTACCGACCGTCTTTTCTCAATGGCCACAGAGCTTCCAACGTAGAAATACGGGCCTATCTCAATCCTGTAAATGCCGCAAGTGCTCATTTTAGTTTTAATTGTTTCTTCCGCTAAGGTACAAGAAAAAGGCTCAGGTACTCACAATGTGAACTGGTCTAACGGCAGGGATGACATGGCGTTCCGAGGCATTTTCCGCACCCCCTATCCCCTCCGTGCATGCGCTTCGTGGGCGGTCTTGATGCCATGGCACCGCCTGCATAGCGTCTGCCAATTGGCTGAGTCCCAGAACTCTCCACCGTCTGCGACTGCGATGATGTGGTCGACGAGCGTTCCGAGCTGGTCGCACCTAGTGCAGATGGGGTTGTTGCGCAGGTGTACTTCGCGGCCTCTGCGCCACTGCATCGACCAGTAGCGGGTGTCCTGCTGCACCGTCTCGAAGGGAATCTTCTCGCGGATCCATGGCGAGCGGCGCCGGCCTTTGGGTATGAAAGCCATCACCGAGGCTTAAATGCGTGGTGGCCTGTGAGCTCGTACAGTCGGCCGGTCACCTGCCTCACCTTTCGGTCAAGGGCGTGCTGGTCTTTCCACTGCCTGTGCTCCACCAGCAGCGTAAGCCGCTCACTCCTCAGCTGCTTCAGCTCGTCCCTGTCCTCCGGCCGGATGTACCACTCGTTTGCTACTGGCAAGAACTCCTGCACGCGCTTTAAGCACTCGTGCCATCTCCACCAGCTCTGCCACCTTGTACGCTCTGTGGTGGAGCGCTCGCTGCATAACTGCATGAGCTCGTCCCGGCTCTTCACGTTCGAGAGCGCAGCCAAAAAGCCATTGTTCTCCTGCTCGGTAAATGTTGCAGGATACGCACTGTACGCGGCAGTTGTCCGGATCCCAGCGGGTAGCCCAAAAGCGGCGAGAGGCGAAATGTCCGCACTGCAAGCTGGTGACGTGGTCCTGCTTTCCGCAGGTAAAGCACCGTGCGATGCCCTGTCTGTCGGCTGCTTCATAGCGCACTACTTTGCTGAACCACAGGTCTACCTTCTTCACCGCTTGGGCGTGTGTGGGCTGCTTGCTCTTGGGCTTGGCCTTGGGCTTGGTGTGCAGCTGCCTGCTCGCTTTGCTGTCTTTCGCCATCGGCCGACAAGATACTTTTCTTCGGCTTGTAGTCCGGAAGCTCGAGCAGGTCGGCGATGGCGGTGAGGCTGCGCACTGGCGCGCTGCCCGGTGTGGTCTGCGGGTAGACGTCGGGCAGGTACTTGGCCTGGTGCCGCTGGTGGTGGAGCGCCCGCTCGTTGGCGTACTGGCGCAGGCACTGGCGCAGCTGCGGCGCCTTAAAGCGTTCGAACCACTGCTCGTCGCCGAGGCGCCCGGTCCGGATCATGCTGAAAGCGTGTTGAAACTCACCGAGGGTCCACCCGTGAAACTCGTGCAGGACAGATAGGGCGTCGTCGTAGTCGGTGGCTGTCCGCATGGTCACCTTCACCTCGAGCGCCTCCACCAGTTCGCGGAGGGCTCGGATGAGGGCGATGTTGAGGGCGTCGGCGTCTGCTGCCAAGGCGTCGCGGAGGGCGACGGTAGTGCGTGCCTCGTTGAAGGTCTTAGGGGCGGTACTTGGCCACCAGGTGTGCGAAGTCGTCAGGGCCGATGTCGCGCCCTCGTGGGCGGTCGTTTGCAGGCCGTCGAGTTGTTCTTCCATCATCAAAAAATTGAGATTTTCCCTTAATAGTCTTTGTTGAGGTCTTTGTATTAGTCTTTGTATAGGTTGGTGCTCGTGGGTGAGCACCCCCCTGCTCACCGGTGAGCACCC